ATAGATGTGGCCGCTGCCGTCCTGAATCAGGTACTTTCCTTTCGGGTCGAGTGCCATGGTCGTAAACCTCCTGTTTTTAATGATGCTCCGGGCGCCCGGCTGAACGCCCGGAGCGGTTTCTCAATTCAACGTGAGCCGATCTAGTCGAGCATGTAACCGGGCAGGAAAATGACGAAACTCCCGGTCACTTCGTCGGCCACAAACGTCATGTCGATGGTGTCGGTTGTCGTGACGGTGTAGGAACCGTAATTGTCAGTGCCCCACGTCGCATTATGGGCGACGTAGGTGCAGGTCCCCGCTGCCGAGTCCAGGGCAACGGCGCTCCACATCTCCGTCGAGCCGCCAATGCCGATATTGGCCGTGTTGGATGCCGTGCCGGGAGCGACGATCTTGAAGGATGCCAGGCCCGGGAGGAGCGCGACAGGAACGGGAATATCCCACAACTGGATGACGTCCGATGCCGTGATCTTGGCGTTGGCCGTCAGGGTCGCGTTGGCTGCGATGATTTCCGTCACCACGATGGGGATCCGCGCCACAAAAATCTTTCCGAAATCGATCGCGGCAGGCCGGGTATCCCCTTTCGTCAGATTGTAAGTACCCATGCTTGAATCTCCTTTGCTGCAGGGAGCCCGGGCCGGTCTGATTACCGACCCGGGGTTAGAGGTTTAACCCTTGGCCGCGTAGAAGTGGCCGAGGCCGGCCGCCTTGATCGTCTCGTAGCCGTAGACCTGCAGACCTTCCATGAGGTCGCCGAAGTCGTCGGGGTTGGGGATGACGCGGTTCTCGGTGAGCTGCGAAGCGAAGGTGATCGCCGACGGATGGCCGAAGATGCAGTTGTGAACCGTCGTGGTGCCGTCCGTGGTCTGCGCGATCTGGTTGCTCGAGTAGACCGTGAAGCGATCGATGATGCCGATGCGGCCGTTCCGCATGATGGAGGTGCCGTCGCCGGAGAGCGAGGCGTCCTTCAGGTCGGACTTCTTGATCATCCCGCAGAAGATGGCCGGGAAGACGAGCCAGCGCTGCGTCTCGGGCACGTTCTGCTCGTCCAGGGCCGTGCCCATGTCGACGATGTAGTCGAGGATGTTGGTCTTGTCGACCGTGACGAAGGCGCCGGAGGCCCCGAAGGCGAGAGCGCCGGACTTCTTGCCGGCGGAGTTGCCCTTGTTGTAGGTATCGGCGTCGGCGTAGACAGCCGCCAGGATTGCGGCGTCAACCGCGATCTTCATCTGCTGGCCGGCGTCGTCGGTCCACTTCTCGACGTAATTGATGTCCGCCTGGAGCTTCTCGACGTCGTTGATGGAGATGGAGTAATACTTGCCCTTGTCGATGAGGAGGTCCACCTTGCCGGGAAGCGGCCGCTCGCGCACGAGCTTCTGGCCGATGGTGTAATCCCGGATGGTGATGTCGGGGACGGTACGGATGTGGACCGTGTCGCCGTACTTCTTGATTTCACCCTCATAATCCGTGTTGCAAATGGCGCCGAACACGGTAGCCGTGTAGAACTTCACGAGCGTCTTGCCCGCCCAAATCTCGGGAGTGTAGGTCCCGGAATGGGTGGTAAGACCCGAAGATACGGGGTAAGCCATGGTTGGTCTCCTTTTTCATGGCTTCCCTCCGACAAGGTACTTACCGGGCCGGGGGCCGTGTCGGCGACCCCCGCTCACGCTCGTCAGACCCGGGTCTATCCTTGGATCCTCCCCTCCGTGTTGGCCTTAATGATGTCCGCGTCCTTCTTCTTCATCTCGTCGGTGATCTCATTCTTGGCCGCCGCTTTGGAGAGCTCCGCGTAAAATTCTCGAACCTCTTGCCGCGTGTAGATTTTCCCCGCAGGTGCCGGTTTCCCGTCCGTGGGGGGCTGATGGACGACGGAGCTGGCCGGCTCGATCTGCTTGGCAGGGTCGATCCGGTGGTGCTCCTGCTTATTTGCATAGCCGGGATTGGCGCTCTTGAAGTCGCTGAAAATCTGGATGGCCGTCGCGTAGTCCGATTCCTTCTGTGCCGCCTGGAGGCGGTCACGCCGGGTCTCGTTGCTGTACGGCAGCCGCAGATCCAGCCAATCGTTGAAGGGGTCGCTCCCGTTGATGGGCTCCCAATCCGGCACCTTCTCGTTGATTTCCTTCCAGAACTCTTTGACCTTCTTCGTCTCGAGCTCCTTCCGGATCTCGGCGATTTCGTCCTGGTTCTGTGCAGGTTTCGCCTGATCTTTCTTCGACAGTGCCTTGACGAGAATCCCGATTACCTTGTCGTCGAACCCCTCACCCCTCAAGTGCTCCAGGTCCTCCTCGGAGAGTGCGGACAGGTCGATCTTTCCATCGTCTGCCGGTGCAGGCTTTTCGGTGATCTGCTTCTGCAGCTCTCCGATGAGCCGGTTGGCCTCCGTCAGCTTCCCCGAGAGGTCGCTGGTTCGGTCGGTCAGCGTCCGGACCTGATTCTTGAGGTTGTTCAAGAGGTTGACGTCGTCCTTGAGCGCCTGAATCTCGCTGTTGTACTTGCCCTGGAGGGTCGCAAGTTTCTGCTGTGCCTCGGCCAGCAGCGCCTTCAGACTGTCGACGGTCTCCGCCTGCGCGGGCTTGTCCTTGTCCCGGTCTCCGGTGGGAGTTGCGGGAACTTCGCCGGCCGGTTTCTCCGTGGAGGCCTGCACCTGCTTCAGAAGTTCGTCCGCCTTGTCCGCCCGGGCCTGTACTTGCGCCGGTACTGCCATGGTGATGCTCCTTTCGGGGGCTGCCTGTGGCGTCTCCCCATTTGTTTTATTTACCCTCGCCGCGCCTTTCGGTCTGCGACGGGGTTAGTAAGCTCGCAGAATCACATACCAGAATCCGT